ATTGCCGTCTCTACATACCATTTTAGTTTCTAATAAAGTTTCTTTATCTGGTGTGTAAATCTTTTGTATAACACAATTACTTTCAGTTGGTTTACCATACGCTGGATTTGTAACGGAATATATACACATTACAATAATAAAAAACACAGCGATAATTGTCATGTAAATTAGTTTCATAATACTCTCTCAATCACTTGCCAACGACCATCAGGTAATTGACATGCCTTTCCAAATTCTGTACTTCTATCTAAAGAACC